CCCTACTTGCCCGTACTCAGGGTGGAAATATAAAACTATCTGCTTAGGCTTTGTTATTACATTTAGGCGGCTGATAGTAAACTCATCCCCACCTTTCATTGTACCGCAAATATGCAAACTTCCAGTCCCAATATCTATCTCATCTACCCTGTGGAAGTGCCCTAACAGAACGTCGTCGAAGGATGATGATACGTTGAACTCATCGTCTGCTATAAGCTGTGTCTTATATTGCAGTACAGAGCGAAGAGCAGTGACTGTCCGAAGTATAGTAGCCGTGGCTCCTCCACCACCAATAGAATCGCCGTGCATCATCAAGACATTTCTATTAGCTATATTGCTGACATGGCTTGTTGATTTAGGAATCTCAAATACAATGTTGGGTTGTTCGGACACAAATACAGCTACCCACTGATATAGCATGTAGTCCCAATCCATGTACCTGTCTTTTGCTGGAATCTTTCTTGTCATGCGACCATGATTCCCAACCACACAAGGTACTTTTATCTCTTCAAAGTGCGGTGCAAGGAACATGAGGGCTTGGCTGATGATCTTTGCCCCATACATCATCTGCATCATACAGTTATCTATATTAGTTCGGGCGAGTTCTTCGTGGATATCCCCCGAAACCATATCACCTAACATAGGAATAACTAACTCATCCACATCACAAATGTTACGCCTGTATTCTGCTAGGCTAAGGACTTGGTTAGACCACCCCCACATTCGTCTACTAAACAATTCGATATCATACTCGTTTAGTCCGACTGTTTGTTCCTTCTTTACATTATCCCCAACGTGGGTATCTGTTAGAGGGGCTACCATAACTTGGGATGCTTTCCCCCGTTTCCTAGACCCCGGCTTCCTAGTTGGATACTGCTTGGTAGGTTTGAGAGGAGTTACATATCTTTTGATTGTATCCACAAGAATTTCAGATCGGGTTGAATCTTTTATTACTCGTTCATAGAGTTTCTTATAGTAAGCTGATTCAGCTTTATAGGTAGCTACTCTTTTATCTAGGCGGATACGGTCTTTTATAAAATCTTCCTCTTCTTCGGGGGCAATTACATCTGCCATGTTAGCGGCAGCTTCATCTAAAAGAGTGTCAAGGTCAACAACTTCCCTATCGTACCAGCGTTGTATAGTAGACCTGTGGAGTTCTACCCCGTATTCTTCAGCTAACCACCTAGTTAATCCTGTCCATGTCTGCCCTGCTTGTCTTTTCTGTATTAACTCTTGCTTTGCAATTTCTGGAATCATACACCCTCCCAACTATGCTTATACTATTTCTACTATTAGTCTACTTCTACAGGTGCATCCATGTCAATAGCTTTTATTAAGTCTATTACCGTGCCTCCAGAATCTAAGGTATTAGCAATGTTTTCCATCTTCTTGAAATCCATTGTGTACCCCTGTTGTCCTCTAAGAGCTTTGAATTTCCCCTTACTACCCCATGGATTTCGAACTTTACCCCTATGGGTCTCGTTGGTAGGGGGTTCATTTACTCCTACACCACCAGTATTATCTCTATTCTCCGGTCTTAAAGCCTTCCGAACATCGTCAACTAACCACTCAGCAAACTTAGCTACTGATACAGATTTACTATTAGTGAGTTGATTAATTTTTTCGTCTCTAAGGAATCTATCTAACTTAGTAACTCCGGAAGTTTGATACTTATCCTTCTCTTTCTTCTTCTTTTTCTTCTTTTTCTTATGGGATTGCATTCCTAAGCGTCGTTTAGAGTCACCACCATAAGTTGAGGAGAACACTCCGGGGTCTGAGGCGACTGCTACTGTGCCCCCACCGGCTAGACCACCCCCGCCATCTCCACCACCTTCTTTCATCATAGCAATTTCTTCAGTATCTTCAGAAGTTTTGGGGATTATATTGCGGTTCTTCAAATCGGATTCTAAGGTGTTCGCCATACCTTCTCTGGCAGAGTCTTGTCTACTTTGCTCTCTATTTTCTGCTAGAGCCTGATTGTTTCGTCTAACAATATCTTCCAATTCCTGTTGCGAAGTTCGGGTATCAGACGACCCTTTTCTTTTTGCAGGGCCTAAATCGGGATTCCGTCGTTCCTTCTCAATAAGAAATATTCGTAAATCATCTAATTTACTCATCTTGTATAACATCCTCAAGTATCGGATCAGTTGGTGTTACTGTATTTGTTTTAACTTCTGGGGGTTTAGCAAAAGTAGCTTTCTCTACTCTAGCTAACCTACCACTATGCAAAAAGGCTACGAAATTACTGTCATCCTGCGAGAACCATAACTTTGATCCGTCCTCAGATAATTCTTTAACTAGAGGGGACGGGTAACCTTTCTCCATAAGGTCTTGCATCCAAGACTTGGTAGCAAACATATCATAAAACTCTTTTGTCTTTTCTGAAGTTTTATCGGTTTCATTCTGAACAGCTACCATACTATTATCTGGGGTAATCCCACCAAAGATACCTTTATGCTTTCGCTTATGCCTAGGGATGGTTTTCGATATTTGCTGTTGAAGTAGTTGCGCTAATTCGGGGGCCATCTGTTCTTCCCCACCTGCGCCTTCTTGCTGCTGTTGTTCCATCTCTGCCTGTTGCTCCATCTGCTCCATCTGCTGTTTAGCTTGCTCAACACCCAGTTCCATCTGCTCCGTCTGTGCCTCTATCATCTTAGGCTTACCGGAAATCACAAAACGAGCTTCTTCCACATCCACATCTGGGTCTTTCAGATTAATCGTGTACCCTAGTTGTGCTAACTGAGCCGCTAGCTGGGTACGTTGCAAAGCAAAACTTATGCGGGTAGCTTCTGCCTTTTCTTCTGGGTTAGGCAGTTCCATCTTCCAATCCGTCACATTGAATGCTTTTAGGATATGGGGGAAAACTTTTTCGTGGAATATTCTTTGGTCGCCTTCTACAACCCTACTCATAACTACAAGTTGCTGAGTTTGGGTAGATAGCCCACCGAAAGCTTCTGGGGCACCCTGCCATGCAGGAGTTACACCCCACATAGCTGCCACACGTTCTCTGATTTCCTGTCGTACAGGCAGGTAATCCATCTCCTGAAGCGTGTGGAACAAACGTACCATATCAACCCTACCCCTTTGATTACGGCTAGATACCGCTACCATCGGGATAAAGTTAGGGTCTGCTTTTACATTTGCTACGAGATTAGCTCTCTCACGACGGAGACTTTCTGGGTCATCTGTGTGTACCATCAACATAGAAGAGGGCATCTTCCTCTCGAAGAAATATCTATACAGGTTTTTATCCATACCTATAAGAGTTAGTGCCTTTTCAAAGATAGTCAGTATTGGTGACCACCCATATGTTTCTGAAGGTGCGAATTTAGAAATATGAATAATTTCATCATCAAAAAGATATATATTAGTTTCTCTGTGACGATATCTATACATAACAGGGACTCTTTTGTGTCCCTTATCACATTTACCTTCTACTTCAGCTACATCATTTCTATCTATGGGGCAAACCCAGTGTGAGTTCTTAGGGAGCCCTTTATTATCTAAATCAAACTCTATAAGAGCCGGGTTCAGTCTGCGTATTTCTCTAACTTTAGATGATATAGATTTATCTTTCTTATCTACATAATAATCTTTTACCATATAGATAAAAGCATCATCTGTAGAGTTCAAATCAAAGTGAGCTTGTCTAAGAACTTGTTCTAAACTTTGATCAAAGACATTACAATCATCTATATATATACTCAACCTCTTGATTTCCTCGTGATTAGGCTTTTCCGTATCAGGAACAAGTTTCAAGCCTCGTCGGAAAACTTCATTAGTTATGTGATGGAGGGGTGCTCTAATCTCCTCTACCTGCATTGCTATAGTCTGTATATCTTGAACAAGTTGTTTCCGATACGCCATCTGGTTGCGTATCCAACCATTCACTACAGTTTCAATTCCTAGGGTAGGGGTTCTACCTGATTCAGACCCACCAACCTCATTGTAGCCGCCCTTCATCAGGTTAAGCCAATCTAAAGTGGTATTAATCTGCCCCAAACCTTTTACAAGTTCAGGAACCTCCGGTAAATAATCTTCTAATTTCATGTATTAATCCTTGAGTATTTCGTCAATGTCCCCCATAGCAGCTAGCTTTAACACCGCCCCTAGAGCTTCATACTTTAGCTCAAAAGTATCACTTCTTCTAGTTTGTGCCGTAAGGACTTCTTTTTCAGATTGTAGTTTTAATATATGTTCCTGAAGTCCTATAATTTGATTATTTAAGTCATCATTATCTGCTGAAGACGCATTCGCTAAAACTCCAAGACGGGATGCCTCTTTTACTAAAGAAAGGAACGCTCCTTCCTTAACAATTGTTACTGCTGAACTTTCATCTGGCACATCTTCATCAGGTTCCAGAACCTTTAATGCATCATGCCAAGTATCTAATATGCGCCAAGTCCCCGTCTCATCTTGATTAGCCACATACTGTTCGCCACGCTCCCTTAACATATTACCTATAGCCATACTACACTCCTTAACTTTAATCTATTCTTATTATACTACTAATCTACAGTTTTATGCAATGTGGCATTTAGACCACCCGCAAGACTTACAAGTTACGCAACCACTTTCTTCAACATGATACGGGGTAGCACAGCATTCCCCACCTGCCGCAAGCACCGGGACTAGTTCTGGAGTACCTATATCCTTCAAAAAATCTAATTGTATAGATTTAGAAGTAACATTGGTAGTTTGTGTAGACTTAGCTTTTACTAACACTTCTTTCTCCCTACTACCCGATCTATATACAGTTATGCCTTTACATTTGGTTTCCCATGCAAGTGTATAAGCAGTATACACATTTTCAACGGTTGCCTCGTTAGAAAAATTAATAGTTTTAGAAATTCCTGAATCACAGAACTGCTGGAAAGCAGCTTGCATAAGTACGTGTGCTTCAGGAGAGATATCTTCGGCTATTACGTATACATCTTTTACCCATTCCGGAACATCGTGTCGGGTTTTTATAGACCCTCCATTAGAAATATAATCCATTAAATCTTCTGAATAAAAATTATGCTCCTTAGCATCTTTTTCAAAGTATTTATTTACATAATAAACTGTCTCACCTTCTAGAATATTTGTCTTCTTCCATACCAAAGCAAAGGTTGGTTCTATACCACTAGAGGTATCTGCTAACATAGATATAGTGCCTGTAGGTGCTACTGTAAGACGGCAAGCGTTTCTCAGTTTCCTATCATATTTCGAATACTCACTCTCCCTCCAAGCAGGAAAAACTCCTCTAGCCTTCCCTAATCGTAAGGATTCGTTATCTGCGATATCTTGAACGAAGCCCATTATATGATTCCCTATCATGCGCCCAGCTTCCGTGTTATACCCCACTCGTAATTGAATTAGCAGATCGGCAAAGCCCATAATACCTAATCCAATTTTACGAGTGGCTTTTGTCATCTCCTCTATTTCGGGGGTAGCATAATAGTTAGCATCAATAACATCATCTAAAAATCTAGTAGCTAACCGTATACTTTTATCTAATTTATACCAATCTATATTAATTTTCCAATCTAGTGAGGGTTCTGAGGAATCAGAGAACTCAGACGGTGCAAAGAAGTTGGCTAGGTTTAAAGACCCTAGGTTACATGATTCATTACCTAATAGAGGTTGTTCTCCGCAGGGATTTGTAGCTATCATCCGACCATATTGAGCAGTTACTCTACTGTCTTTATTTATAGTATCTAAAAATACTAGTCCGGGTTCTCCATTCCTCCATGCGCCATAAACCATCTTATTAAACACTTCTATAGCGTCAAGGTCACCTACCACTTCATTAGTCCGTGGATTTATCAACGGGTAATGAATTCCTGCTTTTACCGCAAGCATAAAATCATCGGTAACTCCTACTGAAATGTTGAAGTTGTGGATATCGCCCTCAACCTCTTTGCAGTCAATGAATTCGAGAATATCGGGATGGTGAACGTCCATGACCGCCATGTTTGCACCGTCACGCTTACCGCCTTGTGTGATCATTGAAGATACTCGTGAAAGAGTCTTAAGCACTTCTATTGGCCCACAGGATACCCCGTGCGTGGTCTTTATTCTATCTCCCTTAGGTCGGATTTTAGACAAAGCAAAACCAGTGCCTCCCCCAAATTTCTGCACCATAGCTGCATCATGCGCTGCCTTCATAATACCTTCCATACTGTCCTCAAGCGGGAGCACAAAACAAGCTGATAAAGTACCTTGTTCTGTACCGGCATTCATGAGAGTGGGGGAGTTGGGCACGAAATCTAATGAGGCCATCATATCGTAAAAATCATTAGCTGAAAGTTGTGTTTCTACTGCAAGCTTCCCATAATTTGTTTCAATACTACTAATCGAATCAGCTACTCGTCTAAACATCTTCTCTGCATTTTCAATAGGTTTGTTTTCATCGTCTTTTAAATAATATCGTTTTCGTGCTACCAGTTCAGCTTGTGGTGCTAACGTGACCATAGACTACCCCCTAATTATTACTTTCGGAAACCGCAATATAAACAAAGACCCCGCTCAGGTATCCATACATTTGGGCCACAATTTGCATCCTCACATTCAGGATTCAGCGGTCTAGGGGCAGGATCGGTGCCGGGTATACTATCATTATACTTTAAAAGCCTATCATGTACAGCCTGTGCAGGGTTTTTTTCAGCCTCATTCACAGCAGTTTCTAAATCCTGTAAAATATCTTGCACATTACCCACAGTTTGAACTTGGTATTGGGAAGATTCATAACATGCCTGTAGTGCCATTGCAATAGAGAAGAAGGCATCTCCGTGTCCCATAGGGGTCTCAGGGGCTTTGAGTTCATTGTTTACTGATAGTATTTGAGAAGTTTGTCGTTCATCAGCTAATAATTTTGTATTACCTTCATGTACATAAGTTTCGAAAATCTGCGCCATGGTCATTTTACTCTTTACTGTGAAGTGCATAGGCCACCATTTCGCATCTAACCCCCTATCTTCTAGTTCACCTCTCGTATTGTCTAT